TTTTCTGATCCCTTGTTGATGGCATCATGGATGTGCCTCTGATTAGGATGTGGCTTGTAGCCTTTGATTGTACTCATTCATCAAAGTCAAAGTTTTCAACATTCCTAGTTTCAACTTGCTGGCGATCATGCATGCCAAATTTGTTCTTAGCATAGAAGATTCCCTTCCCTTCATTGGCCACAATGTTCTTGCCTAGAGATATGAATTCAGAGTCAATATTTTTTATAGTGAGTGATTTGTCAGAGTTTTCTCTCAACCAATCATACCAAGTCCTTCGATGAATTAGCTTCATCCCTAATTTTAAAGGAATCCAAATATTAAGAAAGTAGTCAATAGTTGGTATATGTCTATCAGGGACCTCAACTACTTTACCACTACCAGCGACATGAGGCTTTGTATTATTCAAACACTCTTGAATATATTCCCATCCAAGGTCCTCCAGCTGATCAATTACTTCTTGAGAATAGGCCATTCTGTAATATGTTATTTTGTTCCATTTAATATACTATAGTAATATATTATATTACTTACAGTACTTAGTATAAAATGTATATGGTACCACCTTCAATTTAACTAGGATCCATATCAGCGGCCTATATGCCTTGAAGTTGTACTTCTCATATTTAGCTCTGTCACCTTTGCGGATGTTTATCAGTGCCTCAACTTTAGGAAGGTAGTCACCGAATTTCTCCATATCAAACTGAGCTTTGTCATCAAACAATTCTCTAGCTTGTTGCTTTGTCAATCGGCCTGACCTCACTTGTGCAGAAAGATATACAATTCGTTTATCTATTCCAAACTTATTTGGTAGCAGATAGCTCCCTACAAACTCAGTGTAAACATTCTCACAATGCTTGCCGCCATAGTCTTGCCACTGGATCAGTCGTTTCATTTCAGCCTCCATTGTATCTCTATCGAATCCATAGTGGAATGGTCTCACGTTCTTGATTCCTTTCCAAGCATAAAACAGTTGGTCCTTGAATGTAAATAGTGGATAGTTGGTCAGCTCTGCCTGAGTATATGCCTTGTACACTGACCTGATGTATTTGGCATCCATGTAGGTCCATGCAGCTGGTGTAGATCCCTCAGTTCTGAAGTCATGCCCGTTGAGGATGTACTTGATCTTGTACTTGTGAGCTGTATCATACATCAGTTTTGTCATGGCGATGTCATTGGGGATGTCAGCATCAGGAAGGCCAGCGTATAGGAATGCTTCATTGAGCTTGTCGTATTCAGCCTTGTTCACCTGGTATGTGATTGCATCTACGTTGAGTTTCTTGATGAGCTGCTGCATATTGTGTACAGCCTCGGGAGCATTCCAGTTATTGTCGAAGTGAATCACTAGCGGCTTGAGGCCCCAGTAACGTACAGCAGTATAAAGCAGAGTAGAAGAGTCTAGTCCTCCACTGATTCCCATAATGCAGTCGTACTTGTCACCATATCCATGTTCTCTGATCTTGTTGAGCATGTCATGCAGTCCATCCGGATTGGCTTGTTTCTGTAGCTCATCATGTAGGTCACAGTAGTTGCATTGCTTATCATTCAAGACTGAGAAGTCAGAAGTGAATAGGCATCTGTTACATTCTTTTTTCATGTTATAATTATTTGAAAGTAGCTTTCATTTAGTTTGACTGTGTGTATTTTGTAATCAAGAAAGTCCTCTGGTTTAATGTTGTACCAGATATGTTCAGGATCACAATCTTCAGGCTCATCTAGTGGCAAAGATAGCACAAGATATTTACAATGACTTTTGCATTTGTCAATGACCTCGAATGGATTCTCAAGATGTTCTAGTGTCTCTGCAATGATGATCACATCATATTGGCCCACTGGCTCATCTGTTCTGATATCCAGCAGCTTTGTGTAGTCAGCTTTATCAGATGCTTTTATGATCGCTGTGCTTGAGAAGTCTGATGCTGTATAGATGCAATCGAATTCATTCTTCAGATATTCAGCTCCTATACCGGTACCACATCCGATCTCAAGGATAGTATTGAACTTTATGCAGTCAAGTATCTCAGACAGCTGCTCATAGATTATCAGCCTATCCTCTTCAATATTAACACTGGCATAGTATTCATCCCAGAATTCAATGCTGTTTGTGTTTATTTTACCCTTTACTCTTTGCATAGTATCTCTTGTAGCTCATATATCTCAGGGAATGACTTGAGGAATTTCTCTCTATCATCACCATATATCTTCTCACTCTTGAGCTTGCCTCCCCAGTGATCATCAAATTTATGTTTATTATCCCACTTATCAGTGCTGATTGACAAGAATTTAACATCATCAGAATCAAATACTCCCACAGATGCATCAGTGACTATTGCTCTGAGCCACATTGCCCAGTCTAGTCCGCTGTTTAATCTCTTGTCGAATGGCTGCCAGTTTATCCTCTCAAGGAATCTGTGAGATAAAACTCTGCCTATTCCTATTGGCTCATATGATCTCGGTCCTTTGCCGTATCCAGTCCAGTTGACCAGTCTGATGTCATCAGATACATCCACGAAGTGACAGCCTAGCTTTCCCACCATGTCAAACTCTTTCATCTTCTCTTCAGCCTCCTTGATGTAATTGTCAGACACCCAGTCAGAAGAGCCAACAAATAGCACCCCAGTAGGATTGTATTTCTTGGCTGCTAGGAATCCGCTGTTCCACTTGGCACCTAATGGATCATTAGATTGTTCTATCCACTCACATCCTAGCTCAGTGCATAGCTCTTTAGCCTCAGGCTCATGGCCCATGCAGATGACTTTCACACCAGCTTTCTGAAGTCTAGTGATGGTGAATCTTAGTAGTGGCAATCTGCCAAAGACTGGAATAGGTGCTACAATCATGATTTCAATGCGTTAAGTAGGTCAGCTTTCTTTGGTGCAGCTCCTAAGTTTAAACCTCTATCTTTAGCCAGTGCCTTCATATCATTGTAGCTCATGGCATCATAGTTGTATTGCTTTGTTCCAATGAATGTGATCTTGGCTGGCTTAATCTCTGTATTGAGATTCTGCTGCACATGACCACATAGGTCACGCATAGCATTGCGAAGGCATGTGCCACATTTCTTGTTGAGCACAGCAGACTTGTTCACCTTATACCATATGCCTAGTTCTTCTTTCATTGGCTCAGTCAGTGCAAAGGATCTGCTCCTCATGTATCTCTGAACCTGACTCATCAGTTCTTCTGATATCATGGTTTCATTATTTTAAGTAGTTTATACTCTAGCTTTGTGCCTTTAATCTTTCTTCTCAGCTCTCTGCTATTATGCAGCTCATGCAGTAGTATTGCACCAATCATGGCAAAATACTTGTCATGATCAGTCATTAGTTTGTCTGTTACTTGTTCTCCCATAATTGCAATAGATCAGCTAGTAAGTATGTGATGAATGCGATGCCAACAGTATGCCAGTCGTACATCAGTAAAAGGATTACTGAAGTCCAGAATGATAGGCAGCTCCAGCAGTTTAATGGCTTGACATCAGGCAGCTCAAAGGTCATGAATGCTCTCGCTATCCCTAGGCTCGCCAGTATGAATAAAATGTAAATCATTTTTAAATTGTTTTATGGCACCATGTATGACTCTGAGAGGCAGATTAGTCTCTGCCTTGATATCTCTGTAGGTCATGCCGTATAGATGCATCTTGGTTATCTCTTTGCAAAACAGCTCTTGATCATCTTCAGGAGATCTCTCCATGTAGCAATCAAGATACTGTTGATATTCTGATATGTCTTCATCTGTTTCTTTTGAGGCAACATCTGACTCGTATGGGATGAGACGTATTGGGGGATTGAATTTCTTGTTGAATTCACTACCGGGCCATTTCCACTGGTTATAGGCAAACCTTGCGAAGGTCTTTGGTAGATCGGCATCTGAGATATTGTACTGGCTGAGTATGATGAATACATCTGACACAAGGTCACGGTGTAACTCTGATCCACCAGTGATCTTGAGTGCGATATTGTATGCTTCTCTGTTCCAGAACACATCACGAAGTTATTAAATATTTGAATACCTCATTCAGAAATTGTTCTGATACTGGCTTGCCATTAGAAAACCGCCACAGCTGTGAGTAATTCAGATCACTATCTTCTGACAGATGAGTGAGCTTGTAACGAGAAGAAAGCCTCTTGTGAAGCTCTCCTCTCATCCAATCACTTAAGCTGACATCAGAAGGGAAGTCCATCGTCAAAATCATTTGTATCAGCTTTAATCTTATCACTTGTACTCTGTAGCTGTGGTGTCTCAGTTGGTGCCACCCAAGGCTCCTTGATTGCAGCACTGAAATATTTGACTCCCTTGGCTGATTCTCTAAGCCATAGAGATATTTCCCACTCCTTGTTATCCACTACCATCTTACCTCTGTAGTCAGGTTGATTGTCGGCTGTCTTCTTGTCGTTTTTGAAGATTGATCCACTGTTGTTTTTCTTTTCCATTTTTAAAAGTATATAGGTGTATAATTTCTGATTTGTTCAATGGTCATATCAATGATCATTTTGCTTATGTTCAATGGTCCTCCAGGACATTGATACTTTACTGGTTTAATATCCATGCATGCCATGCTAAACTACTTTGATATCAGGACCATGATACTCTTCTGTAGCATCAAGTTCCTCAATTAGTTCATCGGCTAGAATAACTGATTTTTCCACAAGAGTATTCATTGCTTTACCTTGTGCTGCTATGATCATTGCTGCCAGCAATTCTGTAGCTATTTGTTCACGTTTTGTCATTTGTTTCTATAGATTAAATTAATTACCAGTACCCATAAATTTTCTCCTGGCTTCCAAGTCCTCAAGGATCTTGTCAATTTTTGCAGACACCTCATGATATTCCTCATTCGTCAAAGGTATTAAAGATATTTGTGTAAAGTAAATTCTCCAATACATTGATTCAGACTTAATGTCGTATATGTGCTCTTGTATTACCTCCATATTTTATATTGTTTAATTTATAATAAAGCATAAGCACCACTAAGGCGGATGCCTATGCGGCTGTTATAAGCCAGTGCTAATTGGCTGTATCATTCCACATTTAGCGCATTTCATCCACATACTATCTTGTCTTAAAAAGATATGGTCGCAACGCACCGTACTTATAACAGTAGGTTGGTGCAATTTACTTAGTTCGTCATTCAATTGAAACAATAGTTTTCTACATCTTGTAACTGTTTTTGAATCTTCACCGTGCATCCAATCCTCACATCCTCTTAGAAATTCATCTATTTCAATAACCTTTTCTTCGTTTGTCATAATCTTTCTTTTTAATACGTAAACTTCACCAACCTAACAACCATTATAAGAAAGTGTTGGTCGCTTGCCTCGGTAAAACAATTAACATCCGTTACCCTATGCAGGTGCACCTGCCGAATGATACTGTATGAACCAACACCTTCCAATAACAAGGTATATGAGACTATAAGTGATGCGTTCTCCACAAGAACCGTAGAAACAAGTGGGTGCTTACTTCTCATATACCTATCTCGTTATTTATTATTTAAAACATTAACATACTGCACATAGAATTCAGATGCATGTCTGAGTCTCTCAAGCATTGCCAGTTCAAGATCCATATCTCTCTCATATTTAATGACAGTGATACGTTTGGCTGGATCAATATGGTCCACTCTGTGAAGTGACATGTTATCCCAAGGAGTAAGCAGTCCAAGGTCATTAGTTGGATCTGTTGATACCATGCAATAGATTAGCTCGAATGATGGCCTATCGTACAGATACATGTAGGCTCTGCCTTGCCATTCGTAAAGTGACTCATCCCCATCCTCAGCTGTTGCTGGGAATGTTTCAAGTGACCATGATGTTTTGATGTCAATGATTAGATCATCCAGTAAGATATCACATTCACCACTCATTGACTCAGTCTCTAGTCTGACATTGTTCTTTTTGTAGCTTGTGAATCTCACATCATTCAATAGCTTGATGCTGTCTTGCTCTTGCTCTTTGCCCTTGATGATATACTTGTTATTCAGCTCAATATTGTAGCCATAGAAGTCTTGCTTTGCAATTGACTTGATATAGCTCTTTGCTGTTTCTGATAGGACCTCTGACTTGTTTCTAGGATTTGTCATGATCTTACCGATGCTTGATGGATGCCATTTCATATCTCAAATGTTTGATTAAAATAATCTGATGAATCTTTATACTCTTCTGACTTGTACTTGCCATTCATGAAGGCTGTAGTTATCTCAAGCTCTGATGCTTTGTAAAAGTTTATAAGCCATTGAGTCTTTAGGTAGTCACTTAGATCTGCCCATTCTTCACCTTGCATAAACTCTGCGAGTCTCATTATTGCCATTGGTTTCATAATCTTGCCTCCTGATCTTTAGTTAGTGAATAGTTTTCTTTCAATTCTGCTACAGTGTATTCCTTCGCTGCAATCTTGATGAGTGCATTCTTGAATCTCTCTTCCGGCAATGTAGGTTTCACTACTGGCTTTTCCTCTTCTGTTGCCTTCGCTGCTGCCTTGCCATCATCATCTGTTGCGGCCAACGAGATCAGGCTAGTTAATGTGTATCTGCGATAATAACTGAAAGCTGATCCAAGCTGCTGGGGATTCTGTAGATCCGGTAGCTTCATCATTGATTCCACATGCTCACCTGAATCAACATCAATGATCTTGGTATAGACCATTTGATCAATGATAGGCTGCATGATGATTAGTCCATTCTCAAGTAGGATGTGTTCACATGCATCTAGTACAGCGTTAAGATCTGCGTATCTTGAATGATGTGACTGAGCATTCTTGTGGACCTTGCCGATTGCCAGCTTTGCGTTATGCAGTTTTCTGTACATAGGTACTGGAGCTGCACTCTCCTTTTCTTTAACTGTTGCCATAATTTGTGGTATTAAATTTCAACAAATATAATTATTATTTTGAGATAAACAAATCAAACCATTGAATAAAATCATCAAAGTTTTTAACAATGATATAAATGCCTCCAGCTTTCTCTATCATTTCTTGATATCTAATCTGGTCATCTGACTGTCTATCCTTTTTGTATTTTATCTCTATCTTAACTGATCTCCCATTGATTGTGGCAGATATATCAGCTGATCCCTTGGTGCCCGTTCCTTTGGTCCATTTGCCTGGCATCTGTCTTGTTCCCTCACCTACCTTCAGCTTTGCACCTTGCCTCCACATTCCAGTAGTATTGATTCTCTCAGCTTGATATCCGGATAGATTGATGAATGATGTCACAGCCTTTGTCAGAGCATTAGCTGATGAGTCTGACCACTTGGTCTTAGCCAGTGCGAATTCAGGCATTGAGGGATATTTCTCTTTGAGATGTGCTGTCTCAAGATCAATGAGTCTTTGTTTATTCTCCTTGTTCATATATTCTGTCTAGTGTTAATGTTTTACCTGGTGCCATAGTTGTATCTCTTGCCCAGTCCTTATGGTTTACAAATGTAAACTTATGCTCCTCAGCTGGCTCTATTGTCTTCTGCTCTGATAGCTTGCTGATGAATAGTGCAAAGATTGCGGACCATACTAGGATCATTATTGCTGCTGTTTGTTTCATCTTATTCTGATTTAAAGGTTAATAGTTTCATATTCAAGATAAGGATATTGAACAGAAAATGTCTGAGTATAATCACATTCAGTACACTTATGTGGGAATAGTGCAGGATATGTAGTCAATACCATTCCAGTTGGTCTTAATTTTCCGTAATCACATTTTGGACATATATAATCCACTTGTATTGTTTTTACTTCTTTTCTTTTTTCCATCTTGTTACTTAATTATTTTTTTTATTATTGATAAGTAAATTGATAAACAATAATCAATAATACTATCCAGCTTTTTTAACATATAACACAAAGCAAAAAATGGATATGTTGGAAGCGCCAAAATATGTTTTCCTATTTTTTTAAATATCTGTTTCATCTTATTCTGATTTAAAGGTTTTGTTGTAGTACTGTTCTCCAGTCATAAAATCACCATCTTCATCAATACATTGATTTTCGTTAGCTTCAATTATCTGCTCCTTCTCCGTTTTTTTATAATCTTCAAGCACATCCATTGCTATGGCAAATGCACGTTTTTCGGCAAAGTTTTCTGTTGAATCTTGAAAATACTTAATCTTTTCAATTGATTGTTGAATCGCTGTTTTCATCTTATTCTGATTTAAAGGTTTTGTTGTAGTAATCTTCTCCATTCATTAAGTAAATAGAATCATCTTCGTCAGGAATTTCATTATTGAATCTTTCCATTTCTTTTTTCCCTTCTTCAAAAGCATCAATTATTTGTGCCTCAAATATTTTATCTGCATCTTCAAAAATTTGATGTTTTAAATACCACGCTTTATTTTCATTTCTTTTTAAGTTCTCAAAGAACCACTCTACTGCTGTCTTTTTCATCTTACTCTGCGTTTTCGTTAATTACTAATGCAAATACTACAAGTATTCCAAAACCTATCCCAATAATCATAGATGTTATCTTACTCTCAATAGTTTGAAGGGAAGGTCCACCCATAACGTATATGCCACATACTTGAATAAATAAAAAAGCGATCAAAAACGCTATTACATTTCTTTTTAAATTTTTCATCTTATTCTGATTTAAAGGTTTCGTTGTAGTATTCTTCAGGATTAGAACTGCCATCATAGAATTCTCTATATCCATCATTCCAAGCATCAATTATCTGCTGCTTCTCCATTTCTTTAGATATATATAGCCAAGCAATTAAATCGTGAATGCACCAATGAGAACATCCTTCTTTTTCTTTTTTAATAAAAAATTCAAGTAATTTTTCTACTGCTGTTTGTTTCATTCTTTCTCTAGTTTTTTAACCCAGTTCTGAATAGTCCTCCTTGATACCTCAAGAATCTCAGATGCTGTGGTGCGATTAATATTTGGATTTGCTTTGTACATTGCCATGAACTGATCATGAGTATCTGATCCAGCTGACCTTGCAATCTGTTTCAAGTTGTTTTTCTCTTTGACATCTCTTTTTACTAACTTACTCATGTTGATAAAATAGCTGGATAGTTTCTCAGCTCTTAGTAGGCTGTCAGTTTTAACTATACCTATCTTGATTGAGTCATCAAATGCTGACCAAATTGTATTTATTATCAATGCAAATCTAGGAATGTAGCTCTTTTGTTTAGGTAGCATTGATTTCATATACTCATTCTCATCATCTGAATTCTGTATATCAGTTATCTGATCATGAATCCGTATCCATTCAGATACAGCCTTGCTTTCAAACTTAGATACTGTTGATTCAATCTCACCTTTGTCATTGAATTTTAACAAATTTCGCTGGATAGAATCTCTAAAGTTGATGACAAATGATCTGTACCATTCTATTATTTCATCATCTATGTGCTTGTTATTGTAGTGGTTGACATTCAGCTCAGGATAGCTTATAAGAATCCTATCTACAAATCCATTCTCTTTATTATCTCCAGTTGTAAAGTCTTCAAATACTGATGGCTGAATACCTCCTAGCACTGGGATGAATGGCTTGTCTACAAATGCACTCTTTGATGTTTTACGATTCAGAGATATGCTGGTACCGGACCATGATGATAGCCAAAACTCAAGGTCAGATCCTTGTCTGTATTTATTCATGTCCTTAAACCATCCAGCTAATTCATCCTTGAATATTCCTACAGCATTAGGATTCTGTTCATGTAGATCCACAAGTGCTTCAAGAGTAATATCACCTACTAGAAATTGCTTTGATACTGGCTTTGTAATCTCTTCAGCATATTGCTTTTCCTTTTTATCAAGTGCCTCATATTCTCTCCATTTAGAGTATTGCTTGACATATTCCTTTTGCTCTCTGACATTCACCTCTCTAAGTGGGAATATCATCTGATTGATTGAAGGTGTTTTACCAATACCAGGTTTACCAACTATAGCTATCCACACTGTTGCAATCTCTTGCCATCCTGGTTTGACTTCAATCCTTGCTGAATTACCAATGATGACTGATGACATCCAAATAAAAGCTGATCCCATATAATCAATTGATAGGCCCAAGGTATTTGCTGACTGGATGATGTACTGCTGGATCTCATGTGGAAATATATCAAGAGGGAATTCAATTCTATCTATCTTAACTTCAGGCACCTCATTCTTAAACTCAACTTTTGGAATCTTTCTTGATCCATATCCTTGAGCATAGATATCAGCTGCTGCCTTTGTCATATCCCCATTGTGATACTTATGAGCATAGATTGCAAATGGTGATAGTAGCTGTTCATTTGGATACAATGTGCCAGTGCTGAATAGATACATGCATCCACTATCCTTGTATACATATCCTGAATGTGGTGATGTGGCACCATGTCTCTTGATAATGTAGTTTGTGGATGTATTCCTAACTATGGTAAACTCATCACTGATTAGATCCATTGCTGAATGCCTGAGATTGTAATCTACCCATGGAGTGATGTCATTCTCAGATGTTGCCTTGTATTCACTTTTCTTAGGAGCATCTATCTTGACATTCTCAATGTGATTGAAAGTCCTTGAGATGGACCAGATGATATCTCTCTCTTGCTCTGTGATATAATCTATCTGATGATAACTCTTCTGATATAGAAAGTTATCATACAAGACTACCATTCCGCCAGTGCCTCTTGATTCAATGATAGCCTCTTTCTTTCCTTTCAATGTAGCTATCTTGGTATTACCAGCTGGAGCTTTGCACTTGTACAGAATGTGATATCCAGCATTCTTTGTCTTGGCAATTACTACCTTATCAGCAAAGTCTTCAATATTATCATTGATAAATGATAGATATTCTGCCCACCATTCTTTCTGCTCTTGCAGTCCTACAATCACCTTGAGATCTATATCAATGCACTCAACATCATTCACTCCAGTAACGAGTCCATACAATGGTGCATCTAGTGATTCAACCTCATCTGCTGTCCTTGCCTTTGTTTGATTTGCTTTCCATGATCCGATAGGTCTTTTGTCTTGGTCCACTGGAATAATAGAATATCCTAGTGTTGCTAATTTTCTGAGATATGATTTGGTCATGATACAAAATATAAAAGCCCCTTCAGTGTTCGTGATGCAGCACTACTAGCCGAAAGAGCTTTCAATAATTTCTTAACTATCCTCTGCATAGGATGTACAAATATAAAAAAAACTTTATTATTCATGATATTGATATTAATTAATATTCTACTGTGCAAGGTGTGCAATGTGCACACCTAATTTCACACCTAATTTCACACCATTTTCTTAGTGTTTATAAGGGATACAGAGCAAAGTGCACACTTTTCACACCTTTTTTGTTTTATAATTTTTTTTCTGTGGTAATTTTTTACAAAAATACTAGAGTGCACTGTGCAAGTGTGCAATGTGCACACCTCTATAACTGCCGATTTATTTTTATACATCCGATTCATTGCCGATTTATTTCTCTTGTAACTTATTGATAATCAATCAACAGCCGATTTTCCAATCTTTTTTGCAGTTTTTTGAAAAAAATGTTTTTTTACCATTTCTAAAAAAAATAAATATATATAGAATAGGGAGTGATGTAATCGGCAATCAGATTATTCATAAAGCTGCACCCATTCTGTGAGCTTTGCAATGAAATCATATTGCTCAATGATAATCAAGCCAGATGGGGATCTTTCAATCGGACAATCAAAGTCCTCTCTGAGCATGAATAGATCTTTCTCAATGGATGACTTGCTAAAGTTATCGGATAGAATGTGATTTACTTTGCTGTGCAATCTTTCAATTGTGTATGCTCTTTGTTGAAGACAATATACAATAGCTGACATTCTTCTTAATTTGTGCCTCATATCAATTCTTTTAAGTCTTCCTTAGTTATGTATCCATTCCTATTGAGAAAGTGGCTAGAATCGTCTGTATTGAGCTTGATTGTCAATGTAACTGTGTTGCCTGATATGTTATCCACATACATCCATACCTTTTCATCCTCCATCTCAATCAGATAATCTTCATGTACTTCCTTGTGCAGCTCATTGATTGTCTTCAGATACTCATAATCTTTGGCTTTCATCCAGACATTATGCTGCTTGAGTCCATGCAATACTGAGCAATGATCCATTCCAAAGAGTTTACCGATAGCCTCAAGGCTGTGCCATCTTCTAAGCTCTGACCAGAGATAGTATCTCTTGTAAACCAGCTCTCTCTTTCTATTCCTTACTTTGAGACCATGCTTCTCAGCTAGATCCATTATCATTGATGTGTTCATATCTCTTGTACTGCTTTAATTAATGGCGGCCACATGTCAGCCTTCTTGATTGCATCCTCTCTGCTGTTAGCTTGTAGCACTCTATAGCCATCTTGCCATTTAGCTTTGCTATGCAGCTTGAATTTATAAGTTATCTTGAATGTCTTCATCATTTATCTTTGATTTGATTATAAAATATACTATCATTCCAATGGTCCATCCTATGGCCACAAAGATACCGGTCCATTTAAACCAGTGCCAAACTCCCCACCAAAATAGAAATGCACTACAGAATAGGAGTAAAAATGTTGCTGCTGCTTTCATGCTCTTGCTTTTAAAAATTGTTCATATAACTTGACATTGAATGATGAACTTTTAACATCATTAGATTCTTTTGACTTCCACCATTTAATCATTCTGTTGACTGGTGATCTGAATGATACAAATTCATTCTCTTTTTTGTTTTCTTTTTTCATGGCTCTTACATTAGATTTAAACAAACTTTTGACATCTCATTTGAGATCAGTGCATAGGTCTTTAACAGCATATTTATTTTGTCTGAGATATTGTTATGCTTTGACAGATAGTCTTCATACTCTTTGTGAGATATGAAATTGATTGACCATGTGTAAAGTCTCTCTTCAGCAGCTTGTTCATCCTCTAGCTCTTTGATTTGCTTTCTCATCTCAGTTAAAAGCGTCATTAACTGATCAATTTTCTTTAGTTTTTCTTTCATCATTTGTGGTATTTGTTGTGCGTTACCGAGTCGCACCCCTCGTTGTTAATTTATAAATCAATGAATTCTAATTGTATACATTCCAAACAAGATTTTTTTACACTTGATTCTTTTGTTTTTTGATATGTGTCATTATATGTGAAAAGAATATCTAAATCTTCATTTGTTTTTACATTATTTAATGCCACATAAATTAAAGTACCTATTTCAGACTTACTGTTAAAATACGTTCTTTTCAAAACTGCTACTGCTTTTTTCAATTCTGATTTTGTTCTAGTGATTTTCATATCTGTTTTTTTTAAGTTTTGTGCCTTACTGACCTTACAAAGGTAAATAAGTTTTTTATATATGCAAATAATTATCATAATTTATTCACATTTTTTTTATTGAGCCACAAAAAAGAGTAGCCATTTCTGACTACTCTCACCTAATTACCACATTTGATGGCTTTACGAAAAAGCTAGGTATTGGGTTGCCCCATTTATCTTTTTGGCCTTTAGTATTTGACCTCTATTTCCTTTTGCTTTGTAGCTGACATGTACCCAATCAGGCTGTGAGTCATTGCCAAACTCCCATATCATTTGATCAAAGGTAATATTTTGCTTGATATATTCAAAGATTTCTGCATTTGTTATCTTGCCATATCTATCAGCATCCAGATCCATGGCTTGAGCTTTACAATGCTGCGAGCTGGCACTCCCTTTCACAGCCCTATTTAAGGCACCAGAGCGGTACCCTGATGAGATATGAATAGGCACTCCAAAATGATTACGCAATGGCTCGAATACTTTCTCACATAACAGCTTGGCAGATGTCAGGTGAATGGGATCAGTAATAGTATTATCAATGCCTCTTCTCTTAGCAGTATCTGAGTGGCAGAATTCTGCTAGTGTGACGTGTTCACTTAGCATCTTCCTTAGTCAGTTGAGATAATGTAGCTGTCACTGTACCAGCCGCCACAAGATATCCTCCAGCAGTTACTACAGCAGCTGGCAATGCCACCGGTAATGCTACAATAGTGCCACCGATCACACCCAGTGCAATACCAATCTTCTGTACTTTCTGCCAAAACTTAGGAGTCTTAGCTTGCCATCTTTCTTTTAGTTCCATATTCTAGTTCTTTAGGTAGTATTGCAGCCATAAGTTCAGGATATTTTGCTGATGAATGCATATCATTGTCTGATGTAGGAATGCGATCCTCAAGGCAGTCATATAGTTTAGCCTCAACTCTCTCTAGTTTACCCTCAACCATTTCAAGTCTACTGGTGAAATAATTAAACATCAAGATGACAATCAGAGATAATAATCCCACCATCCCATTCTTTTTTACTGCTGTAGCTATTGCAATTGGATCCATATTAAATTATGCAGATTTGTTCCAAAATATTTACCCCGTAACTTTTTGAATAATTACATTCAAATCCCCTACACGCACATCTGTACTCTGTGAATTCTTTACAAATATCTCAACATAGTCACCAGTTACTAATTGCACCACATCTTGCAGGGCAAAAGGGAAAGGCTGATTTGATGTTGATGTCCTCACAGATACCTCAGATTCAGCTTCTACAGTACCATTTACAGCTACAGCTACAGATATAATTTGATTGGCTCCACTACTTTGTACTGTGCCTACTGCATTGTATATAAATTCAGTGCTTATAATACCTCCATAAAGCAATCTATTGTCTATTGGCTGAGTCCATTTAGGTGAGTTACCTATACCAACAGTAGTTGCTCCAGCAGCTTTTACCCATACGTTAACATTTGGTACACCTATAGTTGTGTTAGTACCATTGTTAATCATATAGTTATGACCTACATTTGATGTATTGACTATACCTACGTTATTTATGAACAAACTTTTCACAGAAGTGTAAGTAAATCCATCCAGGTAAGTGCCCCCACCTGAGAAGTTGCAGTAGTTAAGGATAAATCCATCATCTGGAATAATTGGCGCAGGAGTAGTATCAATTCCTTTCTCTCCAGCTAAAACAATAAATGATGAATATACTATCCTGAATCTACGTGTGACTGTAAGGGTAGGAGCCAATATAAAACAAGTGCCTCCAGTGTTGCAATTGAACAAGCATTGAGTCGCACCAATTGTACCTATTGTTCCATCAAAAGTAAGATTACCACTATTCAAGAAAGCGGAATCTTGCATGATAAAGTTAGAATAATCTTTAATCGTTCCAATAGTTGCACAATCTGTAAAGTTTACACCAAACCAATCAATTGCAGTAGTAGTTCCATCTCCATCAAGATTCAAAGCTACATTTGCCTCTATAGTGATGTTACGAATTGGCAGTGAATAATTAGATGTTATCAATGCTGTACCCACAAGTCCAGTGGATTTAATTCTGCAATTCTCAGAACTACCTCCAAGTATTGTAGTGTTTACACCACAAACTAATCTATCTCCTAATAAGTCAACAGTAGTTGTAAAAAAATAGGTTACATTAGAATCCAATGTAATCACACCACTTGATGGAGCTGGTAGATCCTCTTTGGCTGCTACAAAAATAATACTACCATCAGTCAATCCTCCACCTCCTAGAAAGTAATTCCCAGCACCAAGTAAACTAATTTGATTGATTGATTTGATATTTGTACCACTGATTAGATTATTCTGTTTATCAGAATCAAGTGTAGTTACATCAGATTGTAATTGATCACTTTCTGCTTGAAGATCTGCAATCTGTTGTTTAAATCTATCAAATATGTTAAATGGTAAACTCATTAGTATATCTTATTCAGTATGAATATATCAGAATAAATATTGTTCCCAGCAGAAGCAGCTCCCCATTGAGCTGTGACATTTAATATATTAGAAATTGTTGTATCAAATGTTGTATTATTCACTGCATTAAATCCAAATCCTTGCACAGAAGCATTGTTAGTCTTTGTGTAATGAAACGAACCTAAACTTACAATAGATGCCACACCAGCTGCGCCAATAGCTCGAATAGTGAAATCAATATTTAAAGACCATATATCATTTATAACACTACTGCCTAGACTCTGTACACCACTATCTAACAAAACAATAGATCCAGCCTTGACTCTAATTCTTATAGTTTGATTATTGTTAGCATTCATTACACCACCGAATACAGCTCTGAAAGAATCACCTACTTGAAATCCATTTGCTGGTATAGTCAATGTGCCTACACCGCCATTTATAAGACTGCTTTCCGCAGTAGTGTTAGTAATTAAAGTGCTATTTGCAGTCTGAGCAAAGAGTCCATAAGATACTGTCGCTGGCGCACCTGGTATAGTTACTACTGTCTCACCTCCTGAATCAGCAGCTGTCACACCAGCACCAGCGAATTTTAATACTGACCTTTGAGTCAGTGCTGTGCTTTCATCCTTAACTGTCTTATATCCAGTGGTAGTGATATTAATATCTGTAGTTGCCATTAGCTTAGTGTTATATTGATTGTATTGTTTACATTAGTTGCTTGAAAGAAAGTGTCCTCTAGTACCCCATCCACATAGATATTGAACTCAGTGATAGGATCACAATCCGCACCTCCACCACTGGCAGCTCCATTCTCAAAATCATAATCATCATAAGGGATGGCACACCAATCTTCCGCATCAAAGATATTCAAAGATAGTAGCATAGTCCATCCAGCCACCATGTCTTGCCCTTGATTGATGAAAGGATCTGTTGCTATCTCAGCTGTGACATCAGAAAATTCAGTCCATCTGTACTGCTGTAAAGTAGTCTTGATATCATTGCATATCAATAGGCAATCTGAATGGACCTCATTAATTTGTCTGTAGTTTGAAAGATTGTATTTGTCACAGATAGTGATGACTATATTTACTCTTACATAACCGGCACCCATTCCACCAGGTTGCAATGTTGCCACCATGAGAGGATACTCAGCAGCATCTCTGCTGATTGCATCAAGGAAGTCACCTTGAAAAAACTCATTTATTTGCCGATGCTGTGTTGCAATCTCTTGCAGCTCCAGCATTATTTGGTTTAGAGTCTTTTCCATTTAGGTATGTTTTGAGTTTGTCAATCTGTTTTTTACTAGCTGTGAATTTTTTCATACTATCCATCCAAAAGGTTTGTATCCAGTCTGATCCTTAGTCACTGATTCATTGCACTCGTTATTGTCGCAACACAATAAGTATTCAGGATACTTGACTCCATTGTCATCTTTCAAGAAACCAATCAGTCTCTGCTTGTAAAAGTACGCATCTTTCCGTAGCATATCTCTAAGATGTACAGTTTCTGTATCTGTATTGGCTGTCATTGTTTCATCTGACTGTCGGCCTACAGCTTTATTAGTTAGCTTTTCATTAAGTATTGCAGCTGATCTGAAGTCAACGAATGCCACAAGACAAGGAATCACATAGTCATTCATCAGGAGCAAGTAGTCCGCAGTCCATGAGCTTGTTTCAACCCTATTCAATAGGGCCTTGTAAAGTGGTGTTCCAAGTGCTGGCTGCAAGTGCATATCTTGAGACCGCTTGATACTGACTGCCAATATCTTGACATCTGTATTCATGTGGATCAGTCCAAGTTTTTTAAGATTCTCAACAGATAAAAGATAGTTCATGGCTTATTGTTTTTTTATTACTAATTGTTGTACCCAAATATGTCGGCAATATGGAGTGCTCACTTTTGTATCAGGATTCGTATACCATCCACCTCTGTAATTCCATACATTGCGATCTACTCTTGAGCTGATATTATTTATCTCATCCCTTGTGTAAAGTCTATTCAATGACAATAGTCTCAGACAAAAGTCTCTTGACTTAGTCAATACCTTTGGAACACCTGGTCTTTCCTTGTATGTGTATACGACCATAAACTGATCAATGGGAGCTGGAGCTTGGTCCAGCAATTGCTTTCCCAAATCAGTCACCTCACCTTCAAGCAATAGTTCAAAGGCAATCAGTCTCTCAGTTGACTTGGCCACCTCTTCAATACTTGCACCAGTTGCTGTAGATATTGCAGCTGCATCCTCACCATCAATAAGCATTGATAGAATTGATTTCTCAAGTCCAGATATATTAGCTTTCACCTCACCAATAGTGGCAAACATCATCTCTTCTTTGCTGAATACCTCATCTGATGGTGTATCCCATTCAATGATATTAGTCTTTAGGACCTTGTAATCTTTGGAATCCACACCATATTCAGAAAATATCTGTATCTCATCAGCTGAGAATTCGTGTTTATGGTCACATGATGATAGTGTAGTCGTTGGCAAACCTACAATTTTGCGAGCTTGTTCCTCTGCAATTGTTGGGAATGATGCCAATACTATCTGCAATGCAGCATCAGGAGTCAATATTCCTGACTTAATACTAGCAGCCACCTCAACAAGTGATGCAATTTGAGCACCATTTAACGCACTCTTAGCTACGTCTACTTGTGCTGCATCAGTTGCCCCCACACCATCAGCTGTAGGAGCTGCAATTGGAGCAGCTGTCTGAATATTTATAGGTTTCACATCTACTAATTTAAGTGATCCAAGATATCCGGATAGCTTGACCATGTAATTAATCAGCCATTCAATCTGCTTCTGCCTTGAATTAATGTAGGTAGCCTTGTATATTTCAAACAAATCAGCCGTTTCAGCTGCATTAAATGAGCCATTCGGAGCAATACCAAACAATGATGGAGCTACCACTGAATGAGCTACAAGGATATTCTGCTGCACTGATTTCTCAGTCATCAAATATCTTTCATGTAGGTTATTACCATTCAATGGCAATACTGTTGGTGCCTCATCAGCTCCATTGCTGAATGTGATGATTATCTCACCAGCATCTTCAACAGATTGAGTGCGGCCCTTGATTTGTTCTTTAATCTTTCTTTCCTCTTCAGCTGTCTCAGGCTCACCACTAGCTAGGTTGATCAATGTACCAGCCTTGAATCCATTCTGTAATTCGTACATATGGAACTTAGAGATGTCAACATCAGTCTGAATAGCTGTAATACCACCATAGTATGGAGGCTTAGGATAGATTCCTTTCTCTCCTTTAGCTTGCTTAGATGGCTCTTTATAGTACAGCATGAATGATCCAGTGCGATTGTTCTCATCTAGTGCTGGATAGCTTCTATAATTAGTTGTTTCAGGAGTCTGCTGCAATGCTGACCAGTCATCAGATACATAGTACAGTCTCTCATCCTCAGTCATTCTGATGAGATCAATATCCATGTGCTCCCATCTAGCCACCTTGGTACCTTCTCTGTTCCAAGTACCTACCACAGCCATTGCACCAAAGACCTCAAAGTCAAAGGCCATACGCTGTGCAATCTCATTCATATCAAAGTCAGAGAATGGATTTGCAAGGAATGCAGTCAAGTCACCGCTTACAGTCTCAAGACCGCCACCAGCTATGTAGTATGTTTTATTCTTGATGATACCTTGATGCCATGCAGATCCTTGCAGCATCTCAATCAAAAAGAATGGATAGTCATTTTTCTTACCCCATTTGATGAATCCTCGCTGGCGATCCTTCTCCTCAATAGGCTGAAGGTATTGCTTGCTGAATGATAGGCTGGTGATCTTACTCATATATGTTATTTATTATTGTCGTATGGAATTCATTTGATGGTGAATCATCCTCCCAGACATGTGCTCTACCCTCCTCACATAGTCCATCAGCTAGTTCCGGATCTAAGTTGCTGCTAGATGTCTGCTGATAGATTCTGTATGTGTAGAATCCAGTATATGGGAATGTCACATCCACCTCATCAGTGATCTCAAACTCATCAAATCTTTGCGTAGATGTTGAGATGTTTGGCAAGATGCAATATACCTTTTCAAAGGATTGCTCCTCTTCAAATTCAAATAGCCAATAAGGGGCTGCTATCGTTTGCAGTTCCGTTACTGTCACTATCAGTGTTGATGTCTGATATCTCTCTATTCTTAACATCTATCTTTTTTATTTTAAGACCTACTGGCTCAAAGATGTGCAGCAGTCCAAGTTTAATGTAAAGCTCCTCATTCCCCTCCTCAATGATGAAATATCTATTCACCAAGTTACTCTTTACTTTTGCTCCAATGAATCTCTTTTGTATTTTCATGGCTCTAATTTAATAAAAAAAGGGAAAGGAATACTCATCCTCTCCCCTTCTTAGTTTATGAGTAGGCAGATATTAAACTACTGGAGATTGTTGAGTCAACAAAGTAGCAATGATACCAGCTGCTACATCCGGCACCTCATTGTTTTCAAGACCAGCTAAAACGATTGTGTGACCGTTTCTGTCTGACTTGATAACTCCTGAAGTGTATTCAGATGCATCATTCACTTGAAGACCTTCATCAAGTCCAAGTGCTACATAGTTACCATCAGCTTTCTCAACAAGGCAAACTACCTCATTCTGTGCAAGCAAGTGGATCTCAGCACGTAGCTCCTTTGTGTCTGATGCTAGGATCATGTTCAAAGTTTGCTCATACCAAAGTGTCCCATTATCCTTGTTCACTCGGATTGGTGCAGTATAGCTGGAAAGATTTGATTTCAATTTGTACTGGAATACCTCACCAGTGACAGTCAATGTAGTAATTTCATTGCCAGTCAAAGTTGGTCCAGTAGCGATTGCGGAAAGTGGGAATAAAATAACAGACTTGATGCCACCCTTTCCATTGGTGCATGTTCTGTCATTAAACCCAGTTGTCATATTACATGCCATCTCTTCTGTATTTTTAAAGGGGAGACCTCAGCCTCCCCATTGTTTTTAATTAGTTAGGTGATCCAGTTCCGTTCCAAACTCCGATTTGATCCAAGAATGGTACTTGTACCCCAGCTCTGAACTTAGATCTGATGTATATGACATCATCATCCTGGCTAAACCAAAGATCATAGTTATCAAAGTCAGAAGACAAGTCAGTTCCGAATACGAAATGAGATGCTTTACCAGTGTAGATATTGTCAAGACCATTAAGTCCTGGTACCTTCACCACTCGCATATCTGTACCTGGTACAATGATCTCCTCCATTGTAGCAATTTGTGCTGGAGAATAATGGAAGAAATTAAGGTCTACCAAGTTCTTCATCAAGTAGTTGAAGTTCTCACGCCCAGCGAAACAAACGAAATCAGCAGATTCTGCTACAGCTTCAGGTGTGTTTGTGAAACACTCATAGAATACATCATATGCATTAGATGCATCAATAGATGCTACAGCTGAAGTATTCAAGTTCACACATCCGTTAGCAGTAGTCAAGAACTGACGATATCCATTCATCCACTGAAGGTTACCAGTACCAGTTGCTTTGTTACCTTTCCAGATTAACTTGTCTAACTCAAGAGCATGAAGGCTCAAAAGGTAGTTAGTGATTTGTGCTTCGAAAGGAAGATTTTTATCTTCAGCAGATGCACCTGGAGTCAAAGCCAATTGTGTCCAAAAACCAGCAAGGTCTTTTTGACAAAATCTCTTCATGTATCCAAGAGTCTCAACAGCGATTGCACGATCAGTGAAGATAGTATCTCCAGCTGGAGTCATTTCACAATCACCAGCTTGGTAAGTCAAGGTGTCATCAAGTAATTTAATCTCTTCAGATCCTTTGATACCTTCTTGGATAGTGATGTAACGCAAAGTTTTTGCTTCAGTTACTGATCTAGTGATCAGGTCTTCTCTTTGCTCATCTACGTATGCTGCCAATCCTGACACATCGTAGTCAAATTTTTGTTTGATAAACTTTTTTAAGCTCATTTTTCTAGTTATTTAATTTGTGATTTAAGGAATAACTGTCTTGCAGTCATTGTACTATTTACTCTTGCGAATTTCTCGCTCTCAGTAGTGCTGTTTGATGGCATTGCCTTGAATGATTCGAAGTCATTTTTCATTGATGACATCTCTGTGCGTAGTGTCTCATTCTCAGTTACAATAGTCTGCATCATTTCTCCTAAAGACTCGATAACCTTAGAGAATGATTCCATCTTTGTACTTACAATTAACTCTACATCAGCTGCACTCATTGATTCTTTTGCCATTTCTTGCTCATTGATAGCTGCTATCACTGCTGCTGCAATGTCATAAGCTGCGCCCATCTCAATGTTCAAAGTTGCTGCGATTGCCTCTGTAGCTTTCTCTAAAGCTGCTGGTATCTCTTCTGAAGATATAGCTTCGAAGTCTGCTGATGCAGCCTCTTCTGTAGCTCTCTCATCAATTACCTCTACCACTACACCATTGGCATCAGTGATGATCTTAATTCCAGTGAATTCGCCACCTAGTTCATGTGTACCTTCAGGAGCTGGAATCTGCTCACCATCAGCAACAATAAATACAGTAGTGCCTACTGCTAGCTCACCTTCATATGATACAGCTGTACCATCCAAAAGCACTGCCTCACCAAATACTTGAGCTTCAGCAGCCTCAGTAGATGTTGAAAACATTGCTTTCATGTCAGCAATTGCATCCATTACTTTTTTGAAGTTCTCGTTCATTTGATTGTTATTTAATTATACTATGTTTTATTGTTCCATTTAATTCATTCAAGGCATCAAATATCTTGGCCATCATCTCAGTCTCAAGAGTGCGATCAGTTTCAGTCATCACAAATACCCCCTCAACAGAATAGCCAGTCCATTCACCAGCCTTTGCCTTTGCCCACACCTCTGGATCAGTCACCTTGTAGCTAGTGATCCATGATCCATCATTCACATCCTTGAATCTTTCAGGAGCTGTGAATCCTTTTTCATTATCTATCTGGTAGCTGTGGATCATGTGAATACCCTTCACCACATTGGATGAATTGTGCTCAATATTTACATTGTTGAAGTTGCCTCTTCTAGCATAATCAAAGATAATATCCTTGATTGCTTTCTTTGTGAAGACTACATAATACTCCTCACCACTATTAGGATCATGTCTATAGATTGGTGTATCCGCAGATATAGCCACCCCAGTGATAACTTGCTCCTCATCATTGAACTGAAATTTCTTTTGCTGTGAGAATGTCTGAAAGCTAATCTCATGCGCTGGATCAGCCACAAGTGAATTAAACTCTACAGATGTATCCTCTTCATTGAGATCTATTCCAATCTCATATATAGGCAAATCTTTCATCATATTAGATAATATGTATTTTTGTTCCATGTTATTTGTTTACCCACATAAAAAAAGCAAGGACATCAGTACCATTGAGCACTCAATCAGATGGGCCTTGAAACAATATCCTACAGCTGAGATCTACATCATTGGTGATATGGTGCCCGGATACAATAATCTAACACCTGATGCAAGGTCACCCATCAGAGGATGTGACGTGACTCACAAGCTGCTGACATTTGCAAGGAAGGTCAAAGGTGATTTCATCTACATGAATGATGATTTCTTTATTGGTCCTAAGTTCAATCCGGATATAGTGATGTCTAATGGTAATCTAGCAATCAATGACAGCCATGCACCAACATATCAGGAGGCTTGTCAGAATACAATGGATGCACTCAAAGCAATGGGATGCAGCACCATCAACTTTGAATGTCATGCACCAGTAAAGATGAATAGTCAGCTGCTGATAGATCTGTTTGACTCAATATCTTGGGATGGCCATAATCACTTTGTCAAATCTCTGTATCTAAACTACTATCAGATAGCTCATTCACCTGGTCAAAATGTTAAGATAGCTAATGACACAAAAAAGGCCCAGCAATTACTGGACCTCTATGGCTCATTCTCATGCTCAGATCAGTGGATGAGAGGGAACACACAAGTTAAATTCCTTACCACACACTGAGCTTGTTCTGTATAGCCACGTTATTCTGTGTGCTAGTAATATCTGATTCAAGGACATACACCTGATTGACTCCAGCTGATTGCTCCGCAGCCAATGCTGTAAGATCAGTCTGCTGTGTGTTAGTGTTGGCATTCTGCCCACCCAATGCAGCTGATCCAGCTCCAGCAGATACACCTCCACCAGTGTCAAAGGTTGGTGCAGTGCCTGACTGATACTTAGTTGATGCAATGGCAGCAATCTGAGTAGCTCCAATCAAAGCAGCTGATGCAATGGCAGCTATACCAGCTGGTGATGGAGGAGGACCAAACTGAGCAATACCCTTCACAATAGCTGCTGCTGTATCTATTGCAGCTTGACCGATTCTCAGAATCTTGTCACGTTCAAACTGTCTCTTTTTAATAGCCTCTAATGCATTGAAGTTCTTTAGCTCAATCTGATACTTAGCCTCTGCATAGTTTTGATCTATAGCGGCCTTCTGTTCAGCTGTCAGATTAGTATCTTCTAGTTCCGCTTTATGCTTTGCATCCAATGCAGACAGCTCATCATTTGCTCTTGACTGCATGTTCTCTATTCTCGCATCTTCTAATGCGCTAAAGGCATCATTCAAGGCACTGAATTGGTCAAAGATAAACTGAGCATTGTCCAGTTGTTTCTGAATCCTTTCAACAGCATATTTATTCTGAATCTTATTGATCTCTTGTTGCTGTTGCTCCTCAAGTTTTGTGATATCAAGGCCGTATTGTTTGGCACCTTCAATCAGTTTGAAGTATTTGTCTGTGACTGCTTGCTCTTCTGTCTGCTGTTGAGTGAGTAATGCTGCATTGTATTCATCAAAGAATGCCTCTTCTGCTGCAATCTCTTCCCTTCTCAGTGCCTCTTTGCGATTGAATTCAGCTATATCAATATCTCTTTTTTCTTTGGCTCTTTTTTCATCATTGGCTCTTTGAATATCATCGTATTTATTGTCAATAGTATTCAATGAATCTCTTAATGCATTGCGTAAAGTAGTGGAATCATGCCCATTTTTCTCAGCTAGATCTATAAGTTCTTTGTATTTTTTTGTTTCACTTATAATTTCCTGATTCCTTAATGACTCACCAGCTAGAGCATAGGCATCCTCAGCCTCTTTGACCTTAGCTAGATCTTGCTTTCTTTGTTCAGCTTGTTTCTTGCCAGCCTCTCTAGCTTTGTCTGCCTGATCTTTCTGTACTTTCTCTGCGTTCTCTGCTACCTTCTTTGCGTTATCATTTACTTTCTTAACATTCTCAGCCGCATCCAATGCTCTCTGCTGCTTGATGTCTGCATAGTAATCTTTAGCTTGTTGGCCCAGCTGGACATATCTCTCTCTAGATGTTTTTAATTGTTCTCTGATACTAGCAGCTTCCTCCTCATTGCCTTGATCAATCATCTGCTTATATCTCTTGCTCAGATTCTGGAATGCATACTGTTCCTTGACTCTTGCATCTTGCATGGCCTTCGCTAATGTTTCAAGGTTGGCAATCTCTTGAGCTGTGATCTCAGCATCTGTGGCACCAGCCGCCTTCAATAATGCAATCCTATTATCTTGATATTTCTTTAAGGCACTGAATGAATTGTCTAATGCTTTGCGGCCATTCTCAAGACTCTTGTTGAATTTCTCATTTGATTCCGCAGCCTCCTTGCTATTGTCACTGAATGCAATGAATGCTCCAGCTATGGCAGCGAGTGCAGCAATGATCAGGAAGATTGGATTCGCTTTCATCACAGCATTCAAAGCCTTCATGGCCAGTGTGCCTAGATTAGTAGCAACAGCAGCAGCCTTCTGACCTACACTCATGGCTGTAGTGGCCACAGCATTACCAGTTGTTACAGCTGTATTCTCAACGATGAATGCATTCTGAATCTTCTGAGCTACATTCCTGAGCTGAATCCCTAAGATGGCATCCTTATTCAAGTTGTTGGCAACAGTGCTCACAGCATTCACCACACCTTGCACAGCTTGGAGCTTGACCATTGTCTGCACCAATTGCTCAGACTCAACTCCAGTCAATGCAATAGCTGACTGAAAGCCTCCAAAGATAGCAGCTCCAGTTTCTATACCGGCAAGAGTAGTATCAAGGCCCACAAAGTCAGATGATAGCGCTGTGGTAGCAGCTTTCAGATCACCTATCTCATCCTTTAAATTCGCAGCATTCTGAATGGCTTGAGCACCCACTGGTGACTCAACCCCAGCTTGAGCAGCAATAGTCTGATATTGCTTCATGACCTGAGTCATCTCACGCAATGATAGACCGCCAGCCTCAACTCTTGTATTCAGCTCCTCTAACCTTGTGGCAAAGTCATCTAGTCCAGTGCCTGATGCAGCTGTCTTCTGTGCTGATTGTAGATCCTTGTTAAGATTATTGACTGCCTTGTCAAATGATTGCACATCTTGTACACTATTGCCAGTGTCAACTCTGAGTGAAAATACTGCCTCTTTATTTGCCATGTCGTTATTCAAAAAAAGGCTAGTCACCCAGCCTTTGTAAAGTTAATATTTTAACAGTATATTATTTTAATACCTCTAATACTACTGCATCAATCAAAGCTGCATTTAATTCTGAATAGTCAACTCTAAAGCTATTGCCTGATTCATCTGAATAATCTGCAAACATATCATTGAAGATACTGATTACTCTATAGTCAGAAGTCGCTGGATTGTCAGCTGGTTTTTTAGAATAAAGGTCATCAACCAATGCTTGTACTCCGACAATTGAATCAGTAGCTACCTTCTTATTTTCTGTATCTGTAATTACTTGAGTCTCTCCGTACCCAAATATGTGTAATGTGTTGTAAATTGCCATAGTCTATTTATTAAGCGTAAATTACCTCTGTAGTTTCTATTACCGCAGTCCACTGAATGTTAGTGGCTAATGCTCCTGTTACTTCTACTTTTAATCCTCCGTTTGTTGTGTCAGCTGTAAGTGCAGGAGTTCCCCATGCAGGAACATTGCTAACTACATTTACGTTCCCTACCACTAAAGTTGTAGCTGCTGCATTTGCTCCTCTAACTATAAGTCCATCAACATCCCAAGCAGAAGTGTTTGTGCTACCTGATTGTTTTCCTATAATAGTCCCTTTAAATCTATATGCTGATTGGTTAGATAGAATTACTTGATTAGTAGTGGCTGCTACTGTTGCAGAATCAGTAGATACTATTGTAGTGGTTGCATCTGTTGTTCTATTTCTCAATACAAATTTAGAATACTGAGCATCACCAGGAGTTCCTTCTTGTCCACTTGCATATGATTGTCTACCAATTACTGAATTCACAGATGCTTGTAATCCAAATGCAAAACCATTTTGAGAATTAGCAATATTACTCCTTCCTATTGCTATAGCATTACTTTGATTAGAAGTATTTAAATATCCTATAGCAACTGCATATGCTGCACTGGATGTATTTGATGCTCCTATTGAAACTGTACTTGCAGCACTTGCTGTGCAGCTTTCTCCGATTGCAATTGACCTATCTGATGTAGATGTGCAATTAAAACCTAATGATATAGAAGAGTCACCCGATGCCGTATTTGCTCTTTGCAATGCAAGAGACCAGTTCCCAGTAGATACGCAGCCTTGACCAGTGCTTGTTGAATATGAACCATCTGCTCTATTATTCGCACCCGCACTAAAGGATGATGCTCCACTCGATACTTGATTGGCGTTTGCTCTACTCGTTTGTAAGTCAACCGCATTTGCACCTCTCTTATTACCTCCAGTTGTTGTATTGTCAGGAATAGCTAAAATAAATGCACCCGTTCCTTTAGGTCTTATTGCCGCATCAGCATTTGTTGTACTTGCAGCAGCTGTTAAACTATCAACGTATACCGTACCATTTGGGGCAGCAGTTGTTTCAGCTTCAGTGAAGTTAGTCAAACCTCCAGCTGATGGTACTGCCCAAGTTCCATCACCTCTCAAAAACTTTGCAGTGTCATTAGGTGCCTTTGGTGCAAATCCGTGTTTTGCCGTACTCACATCATTTGTAGTGATGTCAGATGTAGTCATATTAGCATCAGTTACCAATGCCTTGATATTCGCACCGGTTACACTGCGAGATGTGTATAAACCTCCTCCAGCTGATTGAGATACCTCAACTAGATCAGTATCTGCTATTGTTGCCCCTTTAGCCGTTAAGCCTGATATCTTTACTCCCATGTCTTATTCTATTATTCGTTGTTGATTGTCTTCCATTACTCTGTTTACTCCATCTTCAGTGAGTCTGTTGAATATCTCACCAGCTGCCTTTACAGCAGTAGTGATGCTATTCAATATCATTGAGAATCCGTATCCGTACATTACAAGATGATTGCTACAGATCCGCTAGTCAAGTCTACAGCTGAAAATTTGCGAGCACCAGTACATCTAATCATTGCTCCAGCTTTTACCGCTGTGCCTGGTGTTGTAATTAACTCAGCTTTGATGTCAACTCCAGCTACCTTGATGCTTGCAAATACAGTGTCCTCAAGGACAAAGATTGCATCAAATGTTGTTACTTTCTCAGTGGTGTCATTCACTATCACTGTTCCTTGGCTTGCCACCAATATCTCTTCCCAAATTGCCATATCTATTGTGTTATTCTAGTTATATTATCTTCTGTTATTCTTGTCTGAGCTCCAGCTGTAAACTTACCTTCTGTTTCTCTAAAGTTACCTTTGTCAGGGAGATATGGTATCTCAATATCAAAAGTTTGGATACTCTCCCCTTCTATTATGCGAATTAGTTCCACTAATGTGGTGTTATCCTTTCCACTATCAAAGTCAGATACCTTCTGAAGTCTATAAACTACCCCATCAATGTTGATGAGATCCTTAAAATTAAGCATGTTGATCATGCTGTTATCTATCTTGATATAGCATGTTAATAACTTTCCGAATCTAGATATCACCTCCTTAATGTATCTCTCATGATAATGGAATAAGTTATTAGTAGTGTATGCCGCATCTTGATAGTAAACATAATCAGGCACCCCAAAATTGAAGTCAAAGGTAGGTGATGTCAGACTATTGAGATGGCCCACATACGGATAGCTTCCCTCAGTAGTGGCAATACCATCCTCATCAATATATTCCCATGTAGCTGATGTCATTGGTCCGAGCTGCACAAGGAATGGTTTACCTTTCTTGATAGCTATAGCTGATGTACCATCTTGCTCAGTCTTCACCTGGAATGACCTTGGCACAATGATATTGGTGAAGGTAGTCTCATCTACTGGAATATTGACCAGCAGCTTCTGTGAGAATGGTAGCTTGAATTCAGTGGTATTCTTAGCGAATTGATTCTGTGAATCTAAGCTGAATGCACCATACTGCTTCCGTACATCTTGTGCATAATTGAAGTTGTAGTAGTCATCATCTTGCTCAAATACAAAGTTATAGGTATTGCTTGCAAAGTTGATGGTAGGAGTCACCTTATAATCTCTGCTATAGTCAACTAGATGAGTCCAGTTGAGTGCATCAGCTGATGAATTATAGAAGTCATCCATTGGCTCAATCTCAAGGATGGTGTTATCATCAACATTAGGCTTTACATATAGATTAAATGCCGTAGTAATTCCCTTGAAGAATGTGGCACAATCCATTGTAGGCAGAAAGTTGTCAAGCAAGATAGTTCCGCCTGGCTCAAGTGATTGCTCAGATAGAACTATATTAAGATCCGCTGTGTTGCTTGTGATGTTGGTATTCAATGAGAATGCTGTAGGAATATCATCAGCCTCAACAGATGAATCGTAAACATTCCACACTAGAACAAATTTAAGCTCATCATTGAACGTCACAAACACATCTCTGCTGTAGTCAAAGCTGATAGTAGCTGAATAGTCACCAGTTCCATTATCAAAGAATCCTTGATATACCTCATCTTGAGATATCACAAATCCATTCTTGTATATCTTTAGCAATAGCTTAAACCTGATCCATGTATCCACAAGGTTGGCCCCAGTGATTGTAAAGTCAAGATTCAAATCATGATCACCGACATAGTTGATTCTCATTATGCCTTCAGTAGCTGATACAAAGCGCATGAATGTAGCAGCATTCTCAATCTGTCCAGCTGGATCAGATGTCACTGTACTATTGTACGCATCAGTTGCAACTGTGTTCTGTAGGTCAGCTCTTCTGTTGCCGCCAAATACCAAAGCCCATCCACTAGATAATGGGATGTCTGCATTGATGACATGACCGCTGGTACCATTGTCCTCTGTAGTATAGACTGACAAGGCAAGTGAATCAGCTGCTGTGATTCTTGGCAATGATCCACCCTCAAAGGCCATAAGCATTCTCTTGAATGTCTGACTCTCAAGGAAAGCTGAGGACCATGTGATGCCGCAGTAATCAAATGCTTTCTTCAAGATGTCATAACAGAATACTTGTGGTGGAATATGCTCCACACCAAACGCATCTGCTGATGGCCTATTATATCCGTAGTCAATCAGTCCATAGTAGTAACCTAATCCATCCCAGTTGGCTCCAGTCTTGTTGCTTGTTGGTACACCATTCACCTGAATAGTACCGGACCATGAATTCTCTTGATTTGCCTTAGTCAGTGTATGTGTGTATTCTGCCCATGACAGCTCATTGATTCTGATCTTAGATAGAAGTCCAATGTAGTCAATAGTCTCTGAGATCATGATGATAGAGAATCTCCACATGCCACCCATCCAGCTGCACTCAGTCAGCTGACAGATACCATTGAACTGCAATAGGCCTTGATCATAATATCTAGCTGTGGCCTTGACCGATGGATCAAAGTTAAGGAAGGCACTCTGATTGTCAAGCACTGGCTCAGATGCTGTCAAACTGAATACTTGATACATCAGATATGTGTTTATCTTGGTACCAGGTAATGTGATAGTCTTGGAATTATTCCCTTTCCTACTGGATAAATCTCTGACATCACTGATATTGTATGTCAATGGGAATGGCAGCCTTTCATCAAGGTCAACTCTGATATCATTGATGTATAGCTCCATCTATCCTAATTGTGAAATGTAGGTGTATGTTCTATCTATCTGAACAGCCTCTTGAATAAGACCAGCTTTTCTCCTTTGCTTGAGTAGGTAGTTAGCATTGGTCACGTTCACTGGCTCAAATACTGATGTGCCAAAATCATTCTGCAAATAAACTCTTGGTGATTCATATAGATCCCTAACTAGCCATTGTTGCACCTCCTCATGTATCCAGTCTGAATTCAAAATCAGCTTGTCTTGAACGCTTTTACTGACAGTCATCTGATGACCATCACTCAAATCATATTCATAGCTGCTGCCTACCCATTGACCAGTTCTTTTGCTGTATCTGTTTGATGTCACATCAGAGCTATCCTCAGATAATAAAGTGAATGTAAAGCTATCCCATGCTCCATACTTATTGAGCCAAATCAATCTACGTCTTGAATATGCGCTGCATGACTGATCGTAATATATTGTATAAATTTCTGAATCTTTGCCAGGTGTAGCAGTCTGCTTTAATTGGATGGTATAGTAGTAACAGTTGTCAAAGTCTGATGCCACCAATGATGTGCCATCTACCAATACAGATGGGCCTACACTAACCAAAGGTATTATAAGACCAGTTCCAAGTGCTCCAATCCATGTAGCTGATGTGATCAAGGTACCACTGATATTGTATAGACTCACATATCCAGTACAGTTATCTCCACCACTATTGATGATTGATAGATACTTTGCCTCTGAATAAGATACTAGATCCTTTCTATTTCTAGGAAAGTCAGTTAAAAATAAGTCACCTTTGCCACCAGTATCAAGGTCATAATCTTGATAATCCCATCCACCAGTAGTTGCATTCGCATATCTGAATGATCCATTTAAAAAAATGATTCCACTGGTTGCCTCTGCTGATGCAATGATGACCTCAGCTGGTGTGCCATATCTCTCATAAATTAGTAATGACCAAACATACTCAGTTAAAAGCTCTTGTCCTAATGTAGCTTGTTCAGGATAGTTATTATTCAAGACAGCTCTACCAAGTGCCGATATATTAAACTTGCCAGCATCCCCATTCTCAGGGAATACTTGATGCGTTGAATTTAAACCGCCATTGATATATACCTCAACAGTGAATGAGAAGTTAGCTTGTCCAGTATTGTCTGATTCAAAGGTCCATTCCACATTATTGCAGATAGGCCAGAATGGCATTGGCTCATCTATTATCGTTATTGCCATGTTCTTGTATTTTTAGTGAATGAAACCTGAAACATTAAACCAGTGACAGTGGCTAGATCATTTGATATCCTTTCAAGTACCTCATCACTCATCACGTTCTCAGTTATATTTCTAGGCTTGATACCATACTTGTTCTTAGTAGCTGATGCTGATGCATAGGCATGGCTCAAGTCGTATCCCTTCCATTGCTTTATAGCTAGTGCATGATTCTTTGTGACCGCTGGAAAGTTAAAGCTGTATGGAGTCTGAAATTTCTGTTGGCCTACCGGATTGACTCCTTGGTCTTGGAATTTGTAGTAGTCATCAGCTTGTATCTCAAATGACATGGCACCAGTAGGAAAGTATACTACTGATTGTGCTAGTCCTCCAGTATTACTTACATTAGTAAGTATATACTCTTGGAATTGTGCTGTGACCTCATTGGCTAGTCCTAAGATAAACTTTTCATAAGCTGTCTCAGGCAGACTTAATTCAGTCTGAGATATACCAAGTGAATCAAGAAATTGCAGATCATCAGCCATGTCTTTGTAATATGTAATCTTGTTCCGCTTTCAGCTTGAAGTAATTCATCCAAAACAAGGTCTTCACATACGGTTGCCTCGTAATCTCATCCACATCTTTGTTAAGCTGTTGCGCCAAGTTGATGAGGATTCTGGTCCAATTAAACCACTCGCTGTCTCTAAGAGTTTCTTGTGCATTGTCTGATTCTGACTCATCAGCTTCGCTGTCTGTATTCCCAAGATAGCGAGATTCCGCCTCTCTGATTCTCGCAAAAAAAAAGCGAAGTAATTCAAAAATTCATCACCTGGAAAGGACCTTTTAAATATCTCTTCCCTCTTTTTATTAGGATTGAGCACCTTGCCTCTGTTATCCTCTTGGCAGTATTCCATCCCCTCTTCAATGTAGCAGATAGCCAGTGCCTCACAAGGTGATTGTGATACATCATCAATCAGTTTCATGTCAATGATCTGACCAGTCTCAATATGTGCAAAGTCACGTTCAAATCTATATCTCTGCCCTTCGATGGTTATAAATTCAGATGGCTCAGAAGTCTTGTGCTCAGCTAGCATCTTTAGCAGTGTAGTGCTGGCATGCATGATATCATCAATGTGAATCTTTCTGACCTTGTTGATTGGCAGTCCGGTGAAGATGCTCACCATCTGTGACTGAAAGTCTAGCATGTTGCTGAGTGACTTATTCGTGTTCTGAATCACTGGAGCCAGCATCAGCCATTTAGTCAACTGATCAGGAGTGCAGTCTTTGATTGTTTGTGGATAGCTTGCCTCTATTGTCTTTGTCATGCTCTGAGTATTTTATATTGACCTCTCTTGGAATAGTTTTTCTTGCAATGCCATGCCAGTGCCAATGATATCACACCATCATCATGAAGTCCTTGTGGTGCAGAGTATTGTACTGATCTGGTATTCGGATTGTAAATATAAGTAAAATTCTCTAGCTCATCAATCAGCCATTGCTCATCAGCTACCTTCACATCCGATTGCTCAAAGGCCAGTGCTAGATCCTCAATGATGACTGGCTTTGTTTTGCTTGTGGTAGTGAACGGATTCACCAGGTTGCGAAGTCTACTGGATAACATCTCGTAGAAGATATCCCCTTGATTATTCACCTCTATCAATGTGACCGCTTGATATGTTCTGATGACATCAGCCACCTTGTCAATGATCTTGTTCCACTCATCATGCCGCCATCTGTTGACATATATCATCTCACCTTTCTCGTTCAGTATTGTTAACACAGTGTAGTCATCTGCCCTACCAATGTCAAGTCCAGCATAGCACTTGCCTCCCTTGGTCCATGTGCCAGCTGATTGCCTCACGTTCTTGAATAGTCCGGATGCATTATCAATGAATTCAGCTAGGTATTCTTGTCTGAAGATATGATCAGGGAGTGACCGCTTTCTTTCCTCAAGCTCTTCAGGAGCTATCATCGGATTCTCATAGGATGTGAAGTGGATGTACTTGTACCTTGGATCATAGTTAGGCTGCATGCACAAGGTATGGAAGTGATTCTTTCCCTTGGGAGTGCTGATGAATATCACCTTCCTACCCTTCACCATCACTGTTGCTGATAGCACCTCATTCCACAGCTCAGGTCTTGTGAAGGCCATCTCATCCACTACCATGTAATGGAATGTATTACCTCTGATATTGTCAGGCCGTTCACCACTAAAGAATTCTATTGATGATCCAAAGCCAGTGACTCTAAGATCTGACTTATTGAATTCAAATAGTCCGCTGTTCTTTGTAGCTCTTTCAAGCTCTGCGAATACTTTCTTACCTTGCTTATATACTGGAGTCACCCAAGCTATTTGACAGCCTCTATCATTGATTGCCCAGTATAGCAGCTGATTGATTCCTAGTAAGGTCTTGCCAAACTGCCTACCGATATTTAAAGCATAGTATTTTTCTGATCCCTTGTTGATGGCATCATGGATGTGCCTCTGATTAGGATGTGGCTTGTAGCCTTTGATTGTACTCATTCATCAAAGTCAAAGTTTTCAACATTCCTAGTTTCAACTTGCTG